AAAAAAAGGGAAACCTTCTCCAAGGGAAAACCTTCTTTAAAGCCTCTGGCAATCACTCCAAAGGGATATTTACACTTCAGTCATTATTCCTCCTCTGATTCGACTACAATCAGACTATACTTTTGTTTGTAATTTAATATATATATATACACACACGCACACACACACACACACACACACACACACTCACATACGCGCACACACACACACACGCACACACACACGCCACACACAAACAAATAAACACTGTATGACGCCAAATACTACGCACTTATAAATCACATAGCCAATTCCCTTACACCTATAAACCTAGCCGCAAATAACTCTTTACTTTGTCGCACTGTCGCTATGCCCCTACATATCGCAACAGGAGCCACACGCCTTTCCTGCCGTAACTTCACAGCCTGCGGCACCGCTTGAACAATTTCCTCCCACGCATACGCTGCTGTATCATCCACAAACGATTCAAACGCCTCATCCAACGCATAAGACGTTGGCTGCACACGCGCCAACGCCGAATACACCCTCTCCGGATCCTTCACAAAAAATTCATACCCTTGTATTTCTATCACATACCGACCACACCAATACAATATATCCGGTTCAAACACCTTCACTTCAAAATTGTAGTCACCACTAAACCTATCACTAGCCACACTCAAATCCCTTGAAATCTCAACATCTAACACCAACAACACATCATCACCTGCTACAAACAACACCACCAACTCACCAGGTGATACCTCCAAACAGTCTACTACACCAAGTGCCACTATAACAGAATTCATTGAAATCGTACTAAACAACCCAGACACAACTTGTGCAAAATACTCAATATAAAGACCAACCTCCATAGACATCGCACTCTTTCGCCCTATCACAAGTTCCCATAACTTCTTCATGTCACCTAAACCTAACTGTTCCAAAAAATAAAAATACCGAGCCAAATTACGCGCTGTCTGACTCTTATCACACTGCGATATATCCACATCAATCTTCTGACACTTAAAACGACAATTTTCGCGCCGGGCACGCAAACCATTCCAAACCCGCTCCGGATACACCTTATCCCTACGTACATTCACAAGCACGCCTGGTCGCAATATGTCATCCAACAAATCATGAAACTCCGTCAACACTGTAGAAAACAACGCATTAGTTGCTTTACTTGGTTGATACATAATAGTCTGACAAGCCGTATGCTCAAACGCCGTCGCCACATCTAACTTGTCTTTCGGCTGTCGCTTCACCATGGCATGAAACTCTGTCATCACAACATCAGCCAGAGAGAACTCCTCC